CAAGGAGCGGCTCGTCCTTGCCATAGACTTCGAGGGCAAAGTCGTCCAGCACTCGCTCTGCGACAACGTCCTCGAGCCCGTATTCTCCCGGCGCTTCATCCGGGACAACTATGCCGGGCAGATCGGCAAAGGCACCCACGACGGCCTCGACCGTCTGGCTGGCGCCATGCGCCACTACTTTTTCAGCCGGAAGGCAGCAAACGAGGAGGCCCGGCGGGCCGCCGGCCTGCCATACCGGCCGATGGAGGAGTGGGATTACGCCGAGGGCTGGGTGCTGAAAGGTGACTTTTCCAAGTTCTTTTACACCCTGCTGCACGCCGTCTGCTTCGAGAAGGCCCGCAAGGCTCTGGCCTTCCTGTCCGACGAGGAGCTGATCGACTTCGTCGAGTGGCTGCTCTGGATCGTCATCGACAGCACACCAGACCCCGGGATCCCAATCGGCAACCAGTCGAGTCAACTGCTCGCCCTGCTCTATCTGGACGACTTCGACCACTGGCTGCGGGATGACCTCGGCCTCGTCTATGGCCGTTACATGGACGACTTCTACATCATCAGCAGCGACAAGCTGCTGCTCCGGGAGATCCTCAAAAAGATCGAGGCATACATCAAGCCGCTCGGCCTTCGCCTGAACGGCAAGACGCAGATCTTCCCGCTGAAGAATGGCATCGACTTCCTCGGCTTCCACACCTATCTCACGAGCACCGGCAAGGTGGTCAGAAAGGTGAGGGCCAAGAGCATCGACAACATGAAGCGGAAGATCCGCAAGTTCCGCGGCCTCGTGGACAGGGGCAAGATGACGCTCGAGAGCGTGAGCCAATCCTACGCAAGCTGGACGGGCCACATCTCGCACGGCAACACCTACCACCTGCGGCAGAACATGGACGCCTATTTCTTCGCATACTTCCCGGAGCTAAAACCTACCGAAAGGAGACAAGACTCATGCCTCAAACCCTCGGAAGCCTTGCCAACAAGGCAAAAATCAAGTTCGGCAGCCTCTACGGCGCGCCGATCATCTGGATCAAGGCCGACAAAAACCACGCCGGCTACCCTGCCAACAGCGTCACCCTCGTGACCAACCAGATCATCAAGCTGCTGTGCTTCGACGCCGAGGAGCCGGCCAACGGCAACAGCGACCGCAGAAACTACGGCAACAACCGCTACATCTGGTCTAACCTGCGCCAGTGGCTCAACAGCGACGCCGCTGCGGGCCAGTGGTACACCGCGCAGCACTCGGCGGATCAGGCCCCCGACTCGTCCCACGTCTGGAGCGGCTACAACCCCTACAACACCATCGCCGGCTTCCTCAACGGCTTCACGGCCAACGAGCGGGCCGCCCTGCTCGCTACCACCATCACCGTCGGCAAGAGCTCCACGGACGGCGGCGGGACGGAGACCTGCGTGGACAAGGTTTTCCCCCTGTCCTGCACCGAGGTCAACCTCTCGGGCGACCATGTGTGCGGCAGCAAGCTGGCGATCTTCAGCGACAACTCCAGCCGCATCGCTACCGTCTCGGCCTCGGCCGCTGCCAACTCCAACTACGATGTCGACGCCAATCAGGCGTGGTACTACTGGCTGCGGGACGCCTATGCCGGGTCGGCCGACATCGCCCGCCGCGTCAGCGGCGATGGCTCGCTGAACTGGTACAACGCCTACAACGGCCGCTACGGCCTGCGCCCCGCTTGTAATCTGTCCTCTGATCTCCTGGTCTCCGACACCACCGACTCGGACGGCTGCTACACAATCGTCTACAACCAGCCGCCCACGGCGCCCGGCACCATCACCGTCCCGAGCGAGGTCATCGGCGGCGAAAACCTGAGCATCTCGTGGGGGCAGTCGACTGATCCCGACGGCAACCTCGCCGGCTACAAGCTGGAGCGCAAGGTGGACGACGGCACATGGGCGCAGATTTACAGCGGCAGCTCCCGGAGCTACACCGACTCCATCACCTACGGATGGACGAGCGTGCAGTACCGCGTCAAGGCATACGACTCGGCCGGGGCCGAGAGCGCCTACACCACCAGCGCCGTGCGCACCGTCACCAACAACCGGCCGCCCGTCATCAGCGGCAGCGACACCGACCTCGGCAGCTTCACGACTACGCCGCCCTCCTACGAGTACACCGTCACCGACGCCGACGGCCATCAGGTCACGGTCGTGGAGAAACTGGACGCCACCACGCTGCGCACCTACACCGCCACCCTCGGCGACACCAACGAGCTCGAGATCTCGGCCGACCAGTGGCTCAAGCTGCTGAACGGCGACCACACCCTGACCATCACCGCCACCGACGCCAAGAACGAGAGCGCCGTGCGCACCCTGTCCTTCGACAAGGCCATGCACTCGGTCGAGTTCGAGCAGACTGTGGCGATGGCGGCCGACGATATGCCGACCAAGGCCCTCGTCAACATTCAGGGCAGCTTCCCGACCGGCAGCACCCTTCAGGTCTGGATCTGCAACAACGGCAACGACGCCGAGCCCACATGGGAGGACATCACCACCAAGGCCCTGACCAGTCAGAAGCACTTCTTCACCAACCAGACCAAGACCGCCGAAAACTGGGGCGTGAAGATCAAGGTCAAGCTCCTGCGCGGCTCGGCCGAGGGCGACTGCTACATCCAGTCGGTCGGCGGCAACTTCGCATAAACCAACACCCCAAGACCAGAAAGGAGGAGCAGCATGGTCTACTTCATGGAACACAGCATCAAGGCCATCCACGAGAAGGAGCAGGCGGCCGCCGGCGGCGGCACCTCTCCCGAGGACAAGGAGCGGATCGCCAAGCTCGAGGGCGAGCTCGATGACCTGTCCGGCGCAATCGAAAGGGGGCTGACCACATGAGCACCAAGTACAGCGGCCTCGAGGCCGCCCTGCGCAGCGCCCGCATGACCTTCGTGAGCGGGGCCGAGGCCGGCGACCGTACCGGCACCGAGATCATCGCCTGCGAGGATCTGCTGCCAGCGTGGACGAAGGAGGGCCCCAAGGGGGATGGCAGCCACGAAGTCGGCGAAGCCTGCACACACGACGGCCAGAGCTGGCGCTGCTGCCAAGCCCACAACACCAACAACAACCCGGACATCGAGCCGGGCCAGAGCCCTGCACAGTGGGTACCCTACCACACCACCGACCCGAAGAAGGCGAAGCCCTTCATTCAGCCTACCATGGCCGAGGACAGCTACCAGAAGGGCGAGGTCTGTATCTGGACAGATGGCAAGGTCTACCGCTCCATCATGGAGACAGCCAACGCATACAGCCCGGAAGCCTACCCGGACGGCTGGGAGGCCGTCGAGGTCGAGGACGGAGGTGCAGCATGATCGAGTTAGACATCGGGCAGCTCGTGGCCCTCATGGGGATCCCGTCGGCCATCACGGGCCTGTGCTTCTGGCTGATCCAGCGCCGGCTCACCAAGAGGGACGAGGAGCTCGATCGCCGGGACGCCGCCCGGGAGAGAAATGAGGTGCTTCTCGTGCGCAGCGTGGGGGCCGCCATCGCGCTCGGCGAGGCTACGGCCACCGCCCTGAAGAACGGCCACGCCAACGGCGAGACCGAGGCGGCCCTCGAGTACGCCAAGCGCATCAAACACGAGCAGAAGGACTTCCTCACTGAACAGGGCATCCACGCGATCTACTGAGGGAGGTGACACCCATGGGAAGATACCGGCGCAAGCGGGAAGCCAAGGCCCGACGCAGGCCGTGGGAGTTCTCGAAGAAGTTGGCGGCGTGGGCCGTCCTCGTCGCAACTGCCGCAGCCGTGGCGTCCTATGTGCTGGCCTTCCGCGATCAGCAGACCGCAAGCGATGTCACGACCACCATCTTCACGGCCTGCATCGGCTACCTCGTGAGCTATGCGGCCAAGTCGGCCACCGAGAAGATCAGCCGCAACCGGCACGGCCTCGACGCTGATGGCAACCCCATCAGCGGGGCCGGCGTCGGAGAGTACACCACCACAACCACATCAGACAAGGAGGCAAAAGGATGAACATGATCGACATCACCCCCGTCATTAACGCCGTCATCGCGCTGCTCGCCGCAGGCGTCAGCGTGTTCCTGATCCCGTGGATCAAGAGCAAGACCACCGACGCGCAGCGCAAGGAGCTGCTCGAGTGGGTGAAGATCGGCGTCGCCGCTGCCGAGCAGCTTTACAAAGGGCAGGGCCGCGGCGAGGAAAAGAAGAAGTACGTCCTCGAGTTCCTCGCGTCCATGGGCTTCACCGTGGACGAGGAGGCCATCAACGCGGCCATCGAGGCGGCAGTCAACCAGCTCAACGGCGGCAACCTGCCGCTGGAATAATCAACGCAGAGGGCGGGCCGGCTGGCCCGCCCTTTATTCTGCAAAAAGGAGGAACACATCATGACCAACACCAAGGACATCGACGGCATCGCTCTGAAGCCGGGCGAGGAGCTGACCGAGGAGACCCTCGACGAGCTCAGCAACGGAAAGGGGGACGACGACCATGAGTAACAGCTCGCTGATCTCCTACACCAAGCTCAGCCCGAACCACTCGGGAAAGCGCACCAAGAAGATCGACACCATCACGATCCACTGTATGGCCGGCCAGCTCTCCGTCGAGAGCTGTGGCTCTCTGTTCGCACAGAGCAGCCGGCAGGCGTCCAGCAACTACGGCATCGGCAACGACGGCCGCATCGCCCTCTATGTGGACGAGGGCAACCGCTCGTGGTGCACATCGTCCAACGCCAACGACCAGCGCGCCGTCACCATCGAGGTCGCCAGCGACGCCACTCACCCCTATGCGGTGAACAGCAAGGCATACGACGCGCTGCTGGATCTCGTGACCGACATCTGCAAGCGCAACGGCATCAAGAAGCTCGTCTGGTCGACCAACAAAAACGACCGCATGAACCACCTGAACGGCTGCAACATGACAGTGCACCGGGACTACGCAGCGAAAGCCTGCCCGGGCGACTGGCTCTACAATCGCCACGGAGAGATCGCGGCCGAGGTCAACCGCCGGCTCGGCTCCGGCAGCAGCACACCCTCCACCGGGGGAACCACCGGCGGCACCGCCGACATCAAGGTCGGCGACGTGGTGGAGTTCACCGGCTCCAAGCACTACGTCAGCGCCACGGCCACGAGCGCGTCGAGCTGCAAGCCCGGCAAGGCCAAGGTCACGGCCATCGCCAAGGGCAAGGCGCACCCCTACCACCTGATCGCCGTCTCCGGCGGCGGCTCCACCGTGTACGGGTGGACGGACGCGGCCGACATCAAGACCAGCGGCTCCACGGCCACCTCGTACCTCGTGAAGGTGACGACCGACGTGCTGAACATCCGCAAGGGGCCCGGCACCAACTACGGAACCAACGGGGCCATCCGCGACAAAGGCACCTACACCATCGTCGCCGAGAGCGACGGGCCCGGGGCCTCCAAGTGGGGCAAGCTCAAGAGCGGGGCCGGCTGGATCTCGCTGGACTACGCCAAGAAGGTCTAATTGTGCAACTGGACACCGGCGCGGCGCGGATCGGCGCCGGCCGGAAGCTCTGAAACCGTCAGAACACACAAAAAGAGCCCGCTCGGGAGTGATCCCGGGCGGGCTTTTTCTGTTTATGCACTCATTCCTCTGTGGCGTCGTCCTCTGCTGGATCCTCGCCGCCATCGCTCTGCGCCGCCTCAGCAGCGGCCAGCTCGGCTTCAGTCGGGTGGAAGCGGACGACATAGCCGTTGACATCATAGAAGCCGCCGAGGGCGACCGTGAAGATGTCCACGATCCAGCCGATCCCGAAGAAGCCGGCCGTCAGCGTCCAGATGACCCCGGTGCCAATCTTCCCCACATAGTAGCGGTGCACACCGAGCACCCCGAGGAAAATGCACAACGGCAGGACGACCGCTTTGCTTTTCGGCGAGGTGGGGCGCTGAGCTGCCGGCACACTGGCCGGCCGGTCGCCACTGGTCGTGTACGACAGGCCCGTGCCGGGCACTCCGACGGTCGTGTGGCTTTTCCCGGTCGTGCTGACTGTGTGCTTCAGACCCTTCGGGCCGAAGGTGACGCTCGCGCTCTTTTTATTCAAGTTCACACGGACGCCGGGGGCGATCTTAATGCTGCGCCGGAAACGTAAACCCATTGAAAAAACCTCCTTTTCGTTTGTCCTATTGCGTTTTTTAGTATTTAGTCATCTTTGGGATAATATTATCACGGGCGGCGTGTTATTGTCAACTTGCACTACCCATCTTTGGCATAAGTGGCAGAAAAGGAGGCGGCGCGTATTTGAAAATATACAGGCCAGAAGGCCGGTGCAATATCTCAGGCGAGCGCGTCCGCGCAGCCAGAGAGCGGGCCGGCATCTCGCAGGAGCGCCTCGCGTACAAGATCCAGATCTCGGGGCTCGACATCACGCAGAAGGCCATCAGCAGGATCGAGACTGGCGACCGCATTGTCGCCGACTATGAGCTCGAGTACCTCGCCGACGCTCTCGGCGTGACCATCTACTACCTGCTCGGAAAAGAATGAAAGCAGCGCAGCCAGAGCGGCCGCGCTGCTTTTCTCTTGTCTCCCCTCTTGACTTTATACAACAAATGTTGTATAGTAAAGACACACGAAACAAAAGGGGAGGCGCTCAACATGGAAACGATCACCACCGGGAAACGCCTGAAGGCGCTGCGAGAGGATCGCGGCCTGTCTCAGTCGCAGCTCGCCAAGAAGGCCGACATCAACAGCCGAGTGCTCCAGACCTACGAGCAAGACGACCGAGACATCGCGGGGGCGAAGCTGAAAACGCTCCTCAAGGTCTGCGTCGCTCTGGAGTGCCGGCTCGAGGACATCGTCACAGACGACGAGACGCTGGCGCTGATCGCGGCATACAACAGGCGATGACAACGAAGGGCGGCCAGCCGGCCGCCCTTTTTTCTATTTCACGGAGGGATCACCATGGGGAAACACTTCAGCCACCTGACACCAACGCAGCGCACGCAGATCGACGCCTTCAGGCGCGCCGGCATGAAGGTCGTGGACATCGCCAAGGAGGTCGGCGTCCATTACACCACCATCTACCGGGAGCTCAAGCGGTGCACCTATGAACACCTGAACAGCGACTACACCGTCGAAACCCGATACAACCCGGACGGGGCGCAGGCCCGATACGAGGCGAACCTGCGGGCGAAGGGCCCGGAGCTGAAGATCGGCAACGACTACGAGCTCGCCGACTACCTGATCGGCAAGATCCGGGACGAGAAGTACAGCCCCGAGGCAGCCATCGGAGAGGCCGAGGTCATGGGCTGGCCCTTCCGGGTGCATATCTGCGCGAGCACAGCCTACAACTACATCAGGGGCGAGATCATCGTCCCCATGAAGGACAAGACCAGCGAGAGCGTCGTCCGGGCCCTGAACGGCATCGAGCGGAAGCTGGGCGCCCTGTTCCCCCGGATCTTCGTGACCATCACCTGCGACAACGGCACCGAGTTCGCAGACGCCGAGGGCATCGAAAGCAAGCGCCGCGGGAAGGGCAAGCGCACGACCGTCTACTACTGCCACCCGTACACCCCGAGCGAGCGCGGCACCAATGAAAACCAAAACGGACTGATCCGGCGACTCGTCCCGAAGGGGACAGACCTCGCCACCCTCTCGCCCCAAGAGGTGAAGGCCGCCGAGGCATGGCTCAACAGCTACCCCCGCAAAATGTTCGGTTTTCTGTGCTCCGAGCAGCTTTTCAGGGAGGAGCTGGCCCTCATTCTGGCCCGCTGAAAAATTTTTTAGACTTTTTTAGCATTTACCCTTGACAAACGGCTGCGCCCTCTGTATTATTAAATGCACAGAGACTCAACTGAGTCGCCTGTGCATTTTTCTTTTTATATCGACCCCATAAGACGGAGGTGAGACCGACGGGAAAATACCGCTACCTGACCTTCGAGGACAGGAAGAAGATCGAGGCGTGGCACCTGATCGGAGACCGGCCGGCCGACATCGCGGCCCGCCTCTCCGTCCACTACACCACGATCTACAAGGAGCTCCAGCGCGGCGCGACCGGCGAGCTGGACGCAAACCAGCGCGAGGGGTACAGCGCAGAGCTGGCCGAGAGGCGGCTCCGCGAGAGCTTCAAGCGCAGGGGAAAGAAATCGGTCGCAACCCTCGCACAGTAGCCAAGAACACCCGGCACCGCCGGGCCGAAGAAAGGAGATGGCCCCATGAAACAGACGAACACGACCCCGACGCTGAAGATGGACAAGCTGCGCACCCGCGCCGCTGCCTGATCGCCGCCGGCGGCCGTGTTTTTCGTTTTCAGGGAGCCAAGCCAAGCACCCCGGCCGAGGCCGGGCCAAGACGAAAGGAGCAAGACCATGACCTACGATCCCAATGTTTTCGGATATGTCGACGGCCAGCCGACATACAGCCGCGACGAGTTCATCTACAAGAAGCGGCGCAGAGGCCCCATCACAGACGACGCCGAGCTCGTTGCCTTCGCCGAAAAAGTGACGAGTGGATGGTATAACGCCGGATGGCGCCGGACTTTCACCACCTACTACCTCGGAGACTACGCGCTCGACGAGCCGCTCAACAGCATGACCCTCAAGGAGTACAACCGGCTGAAGGAGCTCCAGAAGAAGGCGAGAGACGAAGCTGAGGCCGCAGAGGCCGCTCGCTGCTGGCAACACGTCGAGACGATCCGCTGGGCTGACAACAGCGTCGAGGAAGTCTACAAGGACAAAGACGGAAACATCAAGCGCGTCATGACGGTCGCCCCGCACGGCGACGTCTGCTGAAGGGAGGCGGCACCATGGACAACAACGCGATCCTCACCCTCTCCGACGAGCTCCTCGAAAGATACCGCAGCTCTATCCCCCGCAAAGCCTTCGAGCAGTTCGTCGAGGGCATCACGACGGGGCTGGCCGCGACGGCCGCCCCGAAGTTCGACGCCTCGCTGCTCTGCCGGGCTTCCTTCCCGGCCGAGCTGGAGGACGACGGCGGCCGCTGCATCGTGGAGGTGACGGTCTACCGGCTGAACGCCGTGGCTGTCCACACCTTCCTGCTGGACGGGCCAGAGCCGCTGCTGCGGCACCTCGGGCTCTCCGAGGCCGACACCTACATCACCAAGCACGACATCGACGACCTCGTCACGGTCGTCCACATTACCAGAGAGGAGGCACCAGCATGGCAGCATTGAAAGAAATCGCCCGGGAGTACGCCAGCGAGATCCGCGACGGCATCGGCTGGGTGATCGTTTACCGCACCGGCCGCTCGTGGCACGCCCTGACCGTCTGGAGCGACCTCGGCAACAACGAGTGGGAGACCGACGACATCAACGACGCCCTCGAGGCCCTGCGCCTCGACCCCCGGGCCGTGGCCCTGAACGGTTACTACCTCGGCCGCTTCGGCGACATGACCATCGACGACATCGCCGCCGGCATCCGCTGGCACTACGAGCGGGGCACCAACGCCCTCGCCGACGACGACACCCTCACGCAGGCCCGGGCCGACATCGAAGCGGCCCGGCAGAAGGCGGCCGAGGCCGGCCTCCCCTTCAGCGAGCGGCTGGTCGAAGGCCCGGAGGACGAGCTCAACCCCTACATATACGACGGCAGCATGACCGCCGAGGACTACAACGCCATGCAGACGGCCAGAGAAGCGCACGCAGCTCTCGCCGAGGTCGTGACAAGCCATTACCCCGACGCCACCGAGGAGGCCATCGAGTGCATCACAGAGGCCGCCGGGAGCATGAATATCAGCCCGGAGACCATGCAGCGGATCCTCGACGCCTTCGACAAGATCGCGGAAGCCATCAAGGCGCTCGGCGAGTGGGCGGCTCGGGCCATCAGAACGCTCGCGGACTTTTTCGCCGAGTCGCTCGACGACTTCATGCTGCGCCGGGCCCCGCCCAAGTGGCGCCACTACGCCCTCCACGCGAAGCGGGCCCGCGTCCGCAAGAAATACCGCAACCGCATCCGACGGGCCTTCTTCGCTGCGCTGGCTTCGGAAGGTGGTGGAAGCTCGTGAAGTTCAAGTGCGTCGGCTGCGGGCTTTACTGGAATGTGAGCATATACCAGCAGATCCCCCGCGGCGGCTACATCTGCCCGCATTGTGAGAGCCGGCTGCGCGCCGGCGAGACATTACCCAACCAGCGGCCCGGCCAGAACGACCGGCCGCAGACAACGAAAGGAGCAAAACCATGAAGAAAGCCCTCAAGGCCGCCGCCCGCGGCACCATCTTCCCCTATGCTGGCGAGAAATGGGTCGCGCTGGAGCACGAAGCCAGCGGCCGCACCCTCTGTCTGCGCCTCGACCTGATCCCGAACAAGCCCTTCGACGAGAACAACCGCAACAACTTCGCCATCTCCAGCAGCAAGGAGTGGATGAACGGCCCCTACCTCGACAACCTGATCGACGCCGTCAAGGGCCCGCACGCCTTCCTCACCACCGAGCTCGACCTGACGGCCGACGACGGCCTGAAGGACTACGGCACCTGCACCGTCACCATCTTCTCGCTGACCGTTGACCAGTACCGGCGCAACCGCGATGTAATCCCCAACGCCGACGACTGGTGGTGGCTCTCTACCGCATACAGCACCGCCGCCAATGGGTACGAGCATAGCGCCCGCCGCGTCTGGGTCGATGGCTCGCTGGACAGGTACCGCGCCTACTACGGCCACTACGGCCTGCGCCCCGCTTGCTATCTGGACTCCGATCTCCTGATCTCGGTCGAGGATGGCGACGAGGACACTGGAGTCGGCCCGCAGGAAGCTGGCACCATCGTCGCGGAGCTGGTCGAACAGTTCGGCGGCACCTACGCCACCGGGGAACAGTTCGCGGCCGAGGTCTCTTTCCTGCTCGGGAAGCTGCGGGCCATCCGGGAGAAGGAGGCGGCCCATGAGTAAGCAGACCGGCCTCGACTTCATGCGCACGGCTACGGCCGAGGAGATCGCCAAGGTGCTCGCCACGGGCCACCCGCCGACCGGCGAGGTACATTGTGACTGTACGAGCTGTGAACGCTGCTGGCTCGAGTGGCTCACGACCGGCGAGCCCGCAAAGTGCCGCTGCGGCACCATCAAGGAGGTGCCCCATGAGTAACCTCGCCAGCCTGTTCGACCGCTACAAGGCCCTCGTCATCTTCGACACGGAGACCAGCGGCCTCAACCCGGAGGACGACCAGATCATCGAGCTCGCCGCCCTGCGCGTGGAGCGCACGGCGGCCGGGGCCCTGCGGATCGCCGGGAAGATGGACACCTTCATCAAGCTGCCGGAGGGCGAGCAGCTCCCCGAGAACATCGTCACCCTCACCGGCATCACCGACCGGCTGCTGGAGACCGAGGGCGTGCAGAGTGGCACGGCCGTCAGCCGCTTCCTCAAGCTGGTCAAGCCCGGCCCTGTCCTGATGGTCGCCCACAATGCGCAGTTTGACGCCTGCTTTCTGCGGGAGCTGCTGCGGGGCTTCAAGCCCGGCCGCCTCGACTGGCTGGACAGCCTGACGGTCTACAAAGACCGCCGCCCCTACCCCCACAAGCTCGCCAACGCGATCCTCTCCTATGAGCTGGAGGACAAGGTGCAGAACAGCCACCGGGCCATCGACGACGTGCTCGCCCTGTTCGAGGTGCTGAAGGCCATGGACGAGGAACGGGACGACCTCGGCAGCTACGTCAACCTGTTCGGCTATAACCCCAAGTACGGCGTCAGCGGCCGCCGGATCACCGGCGTGCGTTATGAGCCGCAGGGCTTCAACAAGAGCATCACACGCCCCGAGCAGACGCTCCCGGCCCGAATGTCACGGAGGTGAAGATCATGGCCCCGGCCATCACCATCACGAGCGAGGAGCTGCGCGAGCGCGTCGAGGAACACCTCGGCCGCTGGATCCCCGACAGCCTGTGGGAACGCTCCGAGCCCTACGCCCGCAGGAAGCTCGACCTCTGCCGGGAGCGCAGCCCGGAGATCGACTACTACAACGACGAGTACCTCGTCCTGCTGACCGCCGACACCGTCAGGGAGACCGCGTTCAGCGACTTCACAATCGCAGCCTGCGAGGCCCTCATGACGGCCCGGGGCCAGTGAAAGGAGAAAACCATGGAAGCAACAAAAGAAAGGGCCGCCCGACGCGACCGGGCGACCCCTGCGAGAACATCCGGCAGCTCGCCAGCGCACGGATCCCGCACCCAAAGTATAACACGCCGCCGGCGCCGTGCCAAGGCCCGGATCCGGCAGGCGGCCGTCCTTTTGACGGCTGCCGTCATCGTGGCCGGCATCGGCGCAGTCATCTCGACCATCGCCGGAGGCCGTGAAAACGCCACGGAGCTCCCGAAGCCGACCGCAGAACAACCGGCGGTCGTCGTCACAACGCCCGCAGCGAGTACGCAGACGCCGGAGCCGACCGAGGCGCCCGTCCGCTTCTACCTCAGCGCCAGCGAGCGCGACACCGTGGAGCGTGTCGTCATGGCCGAGTCTGGCGGCGAGAGCTTCGAGGGGCAAATGCTGGTCGCTCAGTGTATTCTCAATGCCGCCGAGAAGGAGGGCGTGCAGCCCTCTGAGGCCGTCGTGATTTACAGCTACACCAGCAACCGCCCCGACCCCACGCAGAGCGTCAAGGACGCCGTCGCGGCCGTATTTGATCGCGGCGAGGTCGCCATCGACGCCCCTGTCATGTACTTCTACAACCCCGCCCTCGTGACGAGCGACTGGCATGAGAGCCAGATCTTCGTCGCAGAGGTCGGCGGCCACCGCTTTTTCGCAGAAAGGAGCCCGGCAGCATGATCCAGCCCAACACCGTCATCACCGGCGACAGCCTGACCGTGCTGCGCAGCATGGACGACGAGAGCGTCGACATGGTCATCACTGACCCGCCCTACGGCATCGACTACCAGAGCGGGCGCAAAGAAAAGGAGCGCCGACTCGCAAAGATCAAGAACGACAAGGCCCCGTTCATCTGGTGGATCTACGACGCCGCCAGAGTCGTGAAACGCGGGGGGGGGGGTACTTTGCTTCGCAAGATGGGATGTGCAGCAGACCTTCATGGACGCCCTGCGGCTCGCCGGCCTGACAGTCAAGTCGGTGATCGTGTGGGATAAGAAGGCGCACGGCATGGGAGACCTCAAGGGCTCCTTTGCCCCGCGCTATGAGGTCATCATCTTCTCCACCAAGGGCCGCTTCGAGCTGCCCGGGAAACGGCCGGACGACCTGATCGCCTGTGCCAAGGTCGGCAACCAAAGCCTCACACACCCCAACGAGAAGCCCGTCGAGCTGCTGGAGCAGCTCATAGAGGCGACCACCACCCCGGGCGCCCTGATCCTCGACCCCTTTGCCGGCAGCGGCTCCACGCTCGTCGCTGCCGCCAAAACAGGGCGCCAGTACATCGGGATCGAGATAGATGAACATTACAGCCAACTCGCGGCCACGCGGGCCGCAGAGCACCAGAAAGGAGCAACCGCATGAGCGATAAAACCACCGCGGCCATCGCCGCAGAACAGCAGGCAGAGACCCCCGAGGCCCCTGCCGAGGCGCTGCCGGCCGTCACCCTCGACGAGCTGGAGCAGGTAGACCTCGGCACCGTGGAACAGGGCGAGCGCGCCCCCTTCCGCATCACTGATGACCGCTGTGCCGACTGGGCCATCCGCAAGATCGCCGAGGAGCGCAGCGAGTACAACCGCCTGAAGGAGCTGGCCGATCAGCAGAAGGCGGCCATCGAGGAAAAGGTCGAAGCCGCCCGCCGGCGCATGGAGAACGGCACCGCCTTCCTGACCTCCTGCCTCGCTGATTTCTTCAATACCGTGCCACACAAGGCCACCAAAACGACCGAGAAATACCGGCTGCTCTCCGGCACCCTGACCCTCAAGAAGGGCACCGTCAAGGCAAAGGTCGACGACGCCAAGCTGGTGCCGTGGCTGCGTGCCAACGGCTACGGAGACTTCGTAAAGGTCGAGGAGTCGGCCAAGTGGGGCGAGCTGAAGAAAATGCTCGCATACACCGGCGAGATCGCCACCATCCAGAGCACCGGCGAGATCGTGGAGGGCGTCACGGCCTACGAGACCCCGGCCACCTTCACGGTCGACATCTAAAGGAGGTGCCACATGGCAACTGAGACCAAAAAGCCGGAGGCGGCCGCTGCTGCGGCCCCTCCCATCGAGGCCCGCTGTCTGACGCTCCGGCAGAAGCTCGTGGAAATGCGAAAAGCCTGCCCGGAGATCGTCAAGAAGAAGCACAGCGAAGGCGTCAAATACAAGTACGCCAAGATCTACGACGTGTGGGAGAAAATCACCCCCATCATGAACGAGCTCGGCGTCGACTTCGAGGTCATCGGCGAGAAGGCCACGCGCTACGCCGAGAACGGCGACCCGGTCTACTGGATCACCATGCAGACCAAGACCTACAACGGCGACAAGCTCATGTTCCTCTACGAGGCCGACCTGACGATCCGCTGGATCAACCTCGACAACGACGACGAGACGCTGGAGGCAGTCGTCCACGCCCTCGGCTGGAACGACGACCCGGCCAAGGCCAAGGGGGCCGCCCACACCTATGCCCTGAAATACTACCTGTTCGAGAAGTTCAGCATCGACCAAGGTGAGGACGACCCCGACAACAGCGACTTCGGCGCGCAGAGTAAAGGCCCCGGGGGCGGCTCTGGCGGCTCCAGACAGGGCCAGCAGCGTCAGGGGCAGGGCTCTGGCCGCCTGTCCGAGGCACAGCTCAGCCGCCTCTACAAGAAGGCAGAGGCCGCCGGCATGACCAAGGAGCGCACCATCGCCCGGATCTTCGAGAAGTACAAGAAGCAGGATCCGGCCACCCTGACCCGGCAGGAGTACGACGAGATCTGCAACTCCCTCGACGCTGCTGCCGCGCAGCATAACCAGCAAGGAGGTCAAGGCTGATGTATAACCACACAGGACTGCAAGGGCGGCTGACGGCCGACCCTGAGCTCAGACACACCCCGAGCGGCGTGGCGATCACCAGATTCCGGCTCGCCAGCGACACCGGCCGCAAGACCAAGGACGGCCAGAAGATCACCAACTTCATCGACTGCGTCGCGTGGCGTGCGCAGGCCGAGTTCGTCAGCAAGTACCTCACCAAGGGCCGGCTCGTCCTCGTGGAGGGCGAGCTCACCAGCCGCAACTACGAGGACAAGGACGGCAACCACCGCAAGGCCACCGAGATCACCGTCTCCTCTGTCCACTTCTGCGACAGCAAGAAGGACGGGGCAGGCGCCGGCCATCAGGACGCCGGCGGCGACTTCGCCGACTACCCGGACAGCTCCGGCGACTTCACCGAGGTGGATGACAATGGGGACTTGCCATTCTGAACGACCGCCGGGCGACCGGCGGCCGACCGAAAACGAGACAAAGACACGCGACCGCATAGAAGGAGGTGACGACCGTGGCATGGCTTCAAGTGCACCAAACACTCAAAGACCACCGCAAGCTCTTTGACGCAGCCGACGAGCTCGAGATCACCCCGCCGCACATGATGGGGCTGCTCGTGTCCTTCTGGCTGTGGGCCCTCGACAACGCCCCCAAGGGAGACCTCGCCGGCATCACCCCGCGCATGATCGCCCGGGCGGCACAGTGGGACGGAGAGCCCGAAAAGCTGGCCGAGACGCTGATCCGGGCCGGCTGGATCGACGAAAATGAGGACGGCGCCCTCGAGATCCACGACTGGTACGAGTACGCCGGCAAGCTGATCGACCAACGGCAGGCCGAGAAAGAACGGTCGGCCCGCCGCCGTGCTGCCGCCGCTTCGTCCTCGGACGATACGCAGGACGACCAGACGCCGACCGCCGGACAACCGCCGGACGCCACGCCAACGACCGGCGGCAAGAGTAGAGTAGACCAGAGTAGAGAAAAGAAAGGGAGAGTAACACCCCCTACCCCCTCAGACGAGGGGGATGGCGCGGGGAAGAAGTCGCCCATCGAAGTCAGGTTTGACGAGTTCTGGAACGCCTACCCCAAGAAAGTCGGCAAGCAGTACGCCCTCAAGGCGTGGAGGAAGATCAAGCCGACGGCCGAGCTGCATGAGGCCATCATGCAGGCCGTCAACGCTCAGAAGCACTCCGAACAGTGGCGCCGGGACAATGGCCGCTTTATCCCCAACCCGGCCACATGGCTCAACGGCGACTACTGGGAGAACGGCGAGGAGGTGAGCACAGGTGAAGGCTATCAGCGAGATCCTCAGCGGGATGCAGACGCCGGCCGAGACTGGGGCAAGGGCTTCAAGCCGGCAGACGACGACGGAGACCAGTGACGACGGAGACCGCTGGATCTGGAGCAGCGACGAGCGCGTCGCCGACCTGCCAGACACCCCGGATCCTGTCCCCTGCGAGTTCTGCGGGGCCATGCGCTACCACAAGGGCTTCAAGTTCGGCGACCGCATCATCTGGCCGCCCTACGGGGCCGAGAGGTGCACCTGCCCGCAGGCCGTGAAAGCCTACGAGGAGGAAAAGGCCGCCAAGGCCGCCGAGGAGGAGGCAAACCGCAAGGCCGAGGCCGAGCGCAAAATGCGGGAGCGCATCAACCGCATCATCGGCGAGTCGGGCATGGGCGACCGCTTCCTGCGGCGCACCTTCGAGACCTTCCAGCTCACCGACGACAACCGGCGCGCAGCAGCAGCGGCCCGCAGGTACGCCGACAGCTTCGACACCCTGCTGCCCCGGCCCGGGGCTCCCGAGCCCGGCCGCAACGGCCTATTCATCGCAGGCCCGCCGGGTACCGGCAAGACACACCTCGCCGCAGCCATCGCCAACCACCTGATCGCGCAGGGCCGGCCGGTCGTCTGCATGACCATGATCGACCTGTTGGAGCGCATCAAGCGCACATTCTCCAAGCGCGACACCGACGAGGGCAGCGTGCTGAAGATCTACAAGACCGTCCCGCTGCTCGTCATCGACGACATCGGCAAGGAGCCGCCGACCGAGTGGGCGATCTCCACGGTCTACAACATCATCAACGGCCGCTATGAGGCGTACCTGCCGACCATAGTGACCACCAACTACGACACCGAGGCCCTGATCGAGCGCATGACACCCCGGGAGACCCGGGACGACATGACCGCCCGGGCCACCATCGACCGGCTCATGGAAATGTGCAGGGCCATCACCCTCACCGGCCAGAGCTGGCGCCAGAGATAGGAGGACATAACCCCATGAAAAAGGTCTACATCTGTTCCCCGTGCCGCGGGGACTACGAGAACAACATCCAGCGGGCCAAGGAGTTCAGCCGGGCCGCCGTGGAGCGCGGCTGCATCCCCATCACTCCGCACATCTACCTCACGCAGTTCATGGACGACACCATCCCGGCCGAACGCGAGCTGGGCCTGAGCATCGGCCGCGAGCTGGTGCTCATGTGTGACGAGCTGTGGGCCTTCGGCCTCGACTGCCCGACCGTCGGCATGGCTGCCGAGATCGAGCTGGCCCGGGAGCGCGGGATCCCCGTGCGCAACGGCTTCGAGGCCATCAGCGAGCTCCCCGAGCCCGAGAAAGAGGATCCGCAGCAGGACGCCGGCAGCGTTGTCCTGCACCTTCCGGCCTTCCAAGCTATGGCCCTCTGCAACGAGCACCTCAACCACGGGCCCATCAGCGTCGAGCTGGACGGCCGGATCGTCATCGACCTCGCCAAGCGACTGAAGGACAACCCGGGCAGCCGGCTCGAGATCGGCGGGTGATCGCTATGGACAACCCGAAGAAGAACGCCGAGGGCTACAACGACCCGACGCCCTACGAAGCCGAGAAGCACATCCGGGCGCAGATCCGCGGCAAGCAGGCCCGGCTCGCCGGCAGCTACTTCGAGGCGATGATCTCCGGCTCCTGTGACTACTACCTCGACCGGGGGCTCGCCAAGATTGAAAAGACGCCGGAGCCCATGAAGCCACTCGGGCCGAAAAACTACAAGGGCCAGTTCCTCGCCTGCTACACCAAGCAGGCCCAGCCGGACTACAAGGGCACCCTCAAGGGCGGCCGGGCCGTCGTGTTCGAGGCCAAACACACCGACGACGACCGCATCGAGTTCAACCGCCTGACCAAGGAGCAACGGGACGATCTCGAAAACCACCACAAGCTCGGCGCCGTCGCCTTCGTCCTCGTCTCCATGAGCCTGACCGAGTGCTTCCGCGTGCCGTGGCCCGTCTGGAGGGATATGGCCGCCACCTACGGCCGAAAGTACATGACCCGCGACGAGCTGAAGCCCTACAAGGTGCCGGTCGTGGCCGGCTTCGTGAAGTTCCTCGACAAGCTGCCGCCGGAGGCCATCACCGTGAAAGACCTGAGCCCCGAGGAGCTCGAGCGCCTGAAGCAGATGATCCGAGAGCAGCCGAGCACCATCATCGTCGGGGAGGTGCAGCCATGATCCCGCTCCCTGACAAGAAGTACAGCATCATCTACGCCGACCCGCCGTGGGGCTACCAGAACAGGGGCACCCGGGCGGCCGCCTCGAAGCACTACGGCACCATGACCGTCGAGGAGCTCAAGAAAATGGACGTCGGAGCTGCGGGGGGGGGTATTGCTAACAGCGACTGCGCCCTCTTTATGTGGGCGACCTTCCCAATGCTGCGCGAAGCCCTCGAGGTGATCGAGGCGTGGGGCTTCACCTACAAGACCGTCGCCTTCAACTGGGTAAAGCAGAACAAAACCGGCGCCGGCCTGTTTTGGGGCCTCGGCAACTGGACGCGCAGCAACTCAGAGATCTGCCTGCTCGCCGTGAAGGGTAAGCCGAAGCGCATGAGCGCCAGCGTGCACAGCGTCATCCTCTCGCCCGTCCAGCAGCACAGCCGCAAGCCGGCAGAGACCCGCGACAGGATCGTCGAGCTGATGGGAGATCTGCCCCGGATCGAGCTTTTCACCAGAGAGGCGGCTCCCGGATGGGACGCATGGGGAAATGAGGCCCCAACACCCGGTGCAAGAAAGGAGGAAACCGATGGACAGAACGACCAGAGAGACCCGGCGCCAGAGCTATGACGCCGTCCTCCCAAAGAGGGAGAAACGCTGCCGGCTGATCCTCGAGACCCTCGGGGCCCGGGAGATGACCGCCAGCGAGATCACCGAGGAGCTCGTCGCCGCCGGCGAGATCCCGTACTTCAACCGCAACTATGTGGCCCCACGCCTCACCGAGATGAAGCAGATGGGGATCCTCAAGACGGTCGGCCGCAGGAAGGCCACCCGCTCGGACGCCACCGAGGCCGTGTGGGCCCGGGTACATACCGCAGCGACAGACCAGACCGCGGCCGCGCCGGCCGACAATCCCACCACCGGGCCGGAGCAGATGACGCTCCTCGGCCCCGGAGCCTGACAGAAAGGAGAGCAACCCTATGAACGAAAACCGCGACAGCATCATGCGCATGGCCCGCGGCGCCTTCGAGGAGCGCGTCGACTACGAGATGGACAAGGTGATCCAGAACATCCTCGACCCCAACACCAAGGCCACCGCCAAGCGCAAGATCACCCTCACCATCGAGCTGACGCCAGACGACGAGCGCCGGCAGATCCAAGTCTCGGTGACGGCCAAGAGCACCCTCGCCGCCACCAACCCGGTCGCCACCTCGCTCTATGTCACCGGCGACAGCAACGGCGAGCTCGTCGTGGCCGAGATGGTGCCGCAGGTGCCCGGGCAGATGAACATGGACGGCACGCAGCAGGAAGCCCCGAAGCTGCTCAAGCTCGTCACCCACGCATAAGCGCATAAATATTCATTCACAAGGAGGACAACACCATGCTCGCCCAAATGATCGACAAAATCGTCAGCCTGAAGGAGACCAAGACCTTCGAGATCGGCGGCCAGACCTACACGGACGGCCACCTCACCCGGATCCCGCCCCACGTCGACCGGCCCGAGGCCATCAGCGTCAGCGGCCTCGACGGCGTCTGCAAGCTGATCCGCACCGAACTGGAGAAGGTCGGCACGACCATCATGGTGCAGGCCAAGAGCTACAAGAGCGTCGAGGTCATGACCACCTACCTGCCCGACTTCTCCCGCAACATCCTCTACCGCGCCGAGGCCGACGCCCCGGGCCTGCACACCGGCTTCCGCGGCCGCGAGGTCGCTCTGATTGAGCTGCGCAGCCTGTTCATCCCCAACGAGGGCACAGCCTACCTGCTCGACCTGCTGAGCCGGATGACGGACGAGAAAAGCGTCAGAACAAACGACAACGGCGTCACGCAGACCGTGGAGGCCCGGCAGGGCGTGTCCCTCAATGCGATGGTCGATGTGAAGCCCCGCGTCATGCTGCGGCCCTTCCGCACCTTCCTCGAGGTCGAGCAGCCCGAGAGCGAGTTCCTGCTGCGCGTGGATCCAGACGAGGGCATCGGCTTTTTCGAGGCTGACGGCGGGATCTGGAAGCTGGAGGCCAAGAAGAACATCGCCGACTACTTCAAGGCCAACCTCGCCGACCTGATCGAGGCCGGCAAGGTCGTCGTCATGCAGTAAGGACACCGGCCGGGCGGGCTGCGGCCCGCTCGGCCATTCAGAAAGGAACAGCACATGGAACGCATGACCCACAAAAGAGTCAACGGCATCAAGACCGGCTACTGGAGCCCGGCCACCAAGGAGGAGCTCGTGCAGCGCCTCGCTGAATACGAAAACACCGGCCTCGAGCCGTGGGAGATCGGCCCGGCCATCGAGAAGGCTGCGAAGGACGCCGAAACCGCGACCGCGACCAAGATGGCAGAGTGCATCGCCGGCGGCATCAAGGACACGGTCGAAGCGATCCACCGAGATCCTGATGGATTTTTCAAAGGAGGCGCCAGATGAAAGACTACAAGACCCTCACCCGTGAGAAGGTCGACGCCGAGCCCGGCGCCGCCCGCTATATGAGCGAGACCCACATGATGGAGGACTGGAGCGACAAGATGATCGACCTCGTCCTCAACGGGCCGACCCTCAACGGCTTCAAGAAGGACGAGCTCCGGGCCATGCTGCGCCAGACCTATGCGGCCCTGAAGCAGTACGAGCAGATCGGCCCCATGGCCTCGCCCTACATGAACGACCCGTCGGCCATCGTGGCCCGGGCCTTCGCCGAGCTCTACCCCGGCATCGACTACCACGCGCAGTTCGTCCCCGACCTGTGCGACGAGTCGGGCAACAGAGCCTTCGGTCTGACCATCTTCCCCGACGACGGCAGCGCACCCATCGTCTGCATCTCGGCTGAGGCGCCCATCAGCGCCGCCCCTGAGCTGCTGGCGCACGAGCTGGCCCATGTCGCCACACCCGAGGACAGAGACCACGGCGAGGCATGGCAGACAGCCAATAGGGCCATCGGCGACAAGTACGACGAGCTGCTCAACGCCATGATCCCCGACGACGATCCGGGCGTGCTCGCCCCTCACGAGGTCGGCGACGGCGGGCTGCTGCTCATGCCGACCCGGGCACACATCCCGGATCCGCAGCGCGACGACTGGAAGCCCACCACCTGCCCCATCTGCGGGGCCGAGTGCTGGGAGACCGAGATCCACCGGCAGGCGCTCGCTGCCGAGCCCGGACTTCGGGCCGTCTGTACCAACTGCGGCCTGCGTGGCGCCGCCGGCGTCGGACTCGTCGACACCAGCAGCAAAAAGGAGGAAAAAGACCTTGAATGAGAACAGAAACAACAGCGGCACCGCGGGCGGGATCGGCTTCTGCGGGCTGCTGACCATCGCCTTCATCATCCTGAAGCTCACCGGCGTCATCTCATGGAGCTGGCTGTGGGTGCTGGCCCCGATCTGGATCCCCACGGCCATCGTCCTCGCCGTGCTGCTGGTCGTCCTGATCGTCGTCCTCGTGAAGGAGGGCGTCAAGCAGACCGAGGAGCGCCAGCGCCGGGAGCTGCGCAGCGAAAACATCGACGAGCAGGCCCGCCACTACGGCCTCGAGCGCCAGCCCGGGGAGACTGACCTCGAGCTGAAGAAGCGCATCGCCTTCCTCAAGCAGGCAGAAAGGAGGGCCGGGAACAGATGATGGACGAAAGAGAACGCCGTGACATTATGTTGCGGGCCATTCACCGCTATGGAGAAGCCGCTCAGATCGACATGGCCGTCGAGGAGATGGCCGAGCTGACCAAGGCCCTCTGCAAGGTCAAACGGGCGACGCCCGGGGCGACCACCACCGCAGCCGTCTCCAACGTCATCGAGGAGATCGCGGATGTCCAGATCATGCTCGACCAGCTCCGGCTCATATTTGCCCGCAGCACCGACGAAGTCGAGGAGGACAAGCTGCGCCGGCTGCTCGGACGGCTCAACAGCTACGCCGAGTCCAACCTCCACGAATGGCTGCACCAACAGTACAAGCCGGGGATCTGGAGCCGCACGGTCGACGCCGGTGCTCAGCCCCGAGGAGGAGGTGCCCCGGATGAATAAGGCAACCTGCCGCGGCTGCGGCGCCCGCATCGTGTGGATCAAGACGCCCGCTGGGAAGGCCATGCCCTGCGATCCGGCGCCGGTCTATTACAAGGCCACGCCAGACGGCAAGGACAAGGTCGTCACCACCCGGGGCGAGGTCGTGAGCTGCGAGATCGTCCCCGGGGCCAACGCCACCGACGCCGGCTACCGGCCACACTGGGCCACCTGCCCGCAGGCCGACCGCTTCAAGAGAGGAGGCCATCGTCGTGAGTGAGATCATCATCAGAACGCCGGCCAATCTCGGCCGGCTCTGCCCGAAGTGCCTCGGATCTGGAAAGGTAAGAGCCATGCAGGCGGCGCGCTACATCGGCGGGCCAGCCGTCCGCGTGAAGGACACCGCCGTCCCCTGCGACCGCTGCGGAGGGCTCGGCTATTTGAAAGAAGGAGGTCGCCACCATGAATAGAGACAAGGCCCGCGAGTTTCTGGAGAAGGAGCTGCGGAAAAGGCCGACCGTGAAGGCGAGCGCGATCTTCACCGGCAAGCACGGGAGCATGGGCTTCCACGCTGGCCGCTTCTACGCCGTCACCATCGTCAAGCGCCGCGGCGAGGTCGTCCTGATCGCGCCGGATGACGGCCTCAAGTGCCCCTACTCGTCCCTCGACGCCATGCTGAACAACTGGCACATCCTCCTCGTGATCTTTGACAGGTAAAGGAGGAAACCCATGGCAAAAGACAAACCCCAACCGCAGGCCGGCCCCGAGCTGGCCGAGTACACCACGGCCGCGCAGCCGAAAGCCTACGCAGACGGCGTCCCTGTGTTCTGTGCCCACGACGCCATCGTCCCGCTGAAGGATCTGCGGCCCAACCCGAAAAACCCAAACCAGCACCCGCCGGAGCAGATCAAGCTCCTCTCCTCCATCATCCGGGCCACCGGCTGGCGCGGGCCCATCACCGTCAGCAAGCGCAGCGGCTACATCGTCAAGGGCCACGGCCGCATGATGGCCGCCGAGCTGGGAGACATGGCCGAGGCCCCGGTCGACTATCAGGACTACGCCAGCGAGGCCGAGGAGCTGGCCGACCTGACGGCAGACAACCGCATCGCGGAGCTCGCCACCACTGACAACAAGATGCTCGCCGAGGTTTTCGCCGACATCGACACCGGTGAGATCCCGTTCATGCTCAGCGGCTACACCGAGGAAGAATACGGCAATCTTGTTACGGCGCTGTCCGAAGCTCTGCACGATGACGAGTCGGAAAAAGAGGACGGCGACACCGAGCCCGAGGCACCGCCGGAGGAACCATTCACAGAACCCGGCGACCTCTGGCTGCTGGGCGATCACCGGCTATACTGCGGCGACAGCCTGAAGATGAGCGACGTCCAGAAAGCAACCGACGGGCAACGCGCCGACCTCGTTTTCACCGATCCACCATACGGCATGGGCAAAGAAAGCGACGGCGTCCAGAACGACAACCAGAACCAGAACGATCTCCTCGAGTTCAATAAGAAGTGGATCGCGCTCAGCTTCTCGATCCTGAAGGAAAACGGAAGCTGGTACTGCTGGGGCATCGACGAGCCGCTCATGGATATTTACGCCTTTATCCTTCGGCCAATGATCGCAGCGAACCAGATCACATTCAGAAACTACATCACATGGGCGAAGCACTCAGCCTTCGGCGTCAACAGTGAGCTCATGCGGAGCTACCCAAGAGAAACCGAGAAATGCCTCTTTGTTATGTGCGGCGTCGAAGGCTTCAACAATAACAAAGACCATTTCAATGACGCATACGAGGCGATCCTCGATTATATGATCGGAGAGGCTCAGAAGGTCGGTCTCAAGGCCAAGCAGCTCACGGAGATCACCGGCGTTCAAATGTGGGGGCACTGGTTTAGCAAATCACAGTTCACACCGATCCCGGAGTGGCACTACAAAAAGCTCCAGCAGGCATTTAAGGGCAGAGCCTTCAGCCTTCCACACGATCAAGTGATGAAGCTACGCAACAAGCCGTCCGAGGCATACCAGAACATGAAGGCAGAGGCGATGGAGCTGCGCGCCTTCTTCGACAACACACACAACGACAGCGACGAGTACGACATAATGACCGATGTGTGGCGTTTCCCGATCACAAACACGGCAGAAAGAGACGACGCAGGCGGGCACGCAACGCCGAAGCCGATCGCACTGTGCGAGCGGGCCATTCTGAGCAGCAGCCGGCCGGGCGAGCTCGTGGTCGACTTCTTCGGAGGCTCAGGCTCGACGCTTATAGCCTGCGAGAACACCGGGCGAACCTGCGCCATGATCGAGCTCGAACCGAAATGGTGCGACGTGATCGTGCGGCGCTACATCAAAACCACTGGAGACAATAACGTGCGCTGCGTCCGTCAAGGCCGAGAGCTACCGCGCGAGGAGATCGCCGCGATC